ACAAAAATCACATAACTTAGTACATTTCCAATGGGCTTGATTTTTAGATAGCATTCTTGGTCGTGTTGTTTTTTTGATCTCCTCGAATCTATCTTTGAGCATACCCAAAAACTTTTGTCTGTCGCTCTCTTCAAAACATATGCTAAACGGACCACCATCTCTAATGAAGTATATCGACATAATCGCATCTTCATATTGAGGGAAAAGTTTAGAGATTGCGTAATGATACAGCATTAACTGTGGATCTTTGCATAGCTTCTCATAGGTCTTCTCTTCTCCTGTAGCCCAGTTAAGTCGGCGTCCTGTTTTCCAGTCAATAACTTCGATAACTCCGTCATCAACTTCAGTCACTAGGTCAATAGTCCCTTTAATAGCAAGGCGCCCTTCAACCGTAGTTCCATCTGGCATATCGTACTCATATTTGGCCCAGTCTTCTTCTATAGCAATATCAAATTGTGGCTCAGCCGCTACAATATTTCTGTTGCGAGGGTCAAAGTTTCCGTCTTCATAAGTCAACGCTTCCCAAGTTGTTTTGTCGCAAAACTTATAGTCGGCGTTAGTATAATGATGAGTACAGTTGGATGTGTAATGGTCGTAGCTACGCTTAAGGATTTCGTTTACAAATTTCTTTGTTCCGAGTTTACGTTTAGTGAACTCGACCTCTCCGATAGCGTCATCCTCAAGCAATAGCTCGGCCTTATCTTGGTGTAGCTTTTTACAACCAGCTAGAACTTCCATAACTTTATGGACAATCGTACCTAATTGAGCTTTCTTGCCAGATACAGTCTGATGACCTAAAACATAAGTCATAAAGTACTGCATTTGACAATACTCAAAGTTGTTATAACTAGAGCTACGTATGTATGTAACTAACATATTTATTCCTTGATTTTCTTGATGCCGCCAACAAGTTCAGGTTTGTCCTCAACTGGCTCCGGCACTACGGGTTGTATCACATCTCCCAACCAACCCCATTTTTCTAATAGAGAGATAACTTCTTTATTCGTTTCAATAACGCTAAGGTCTTTGTTGTCGATTATAGCATCATATTCTATATTGTCTACTTCTAGCTCACTGGAATGCAGGTCATCTGCGTCGTCTCCTCTTGTTAAACGTATAACTTTTCCGCCAGCCCTTTGAACCGCCTCTGCTTCGTTAGGGAATCTGCAGTCCGAAACAACTGCGAGCAGGGATTCTTCCTCTCTAATGTTTCGTAGTGTTCTATCGGTCCAAATATCTGGGTGAATCTTGCGGCAAATGTCTGTGCCAAAGTGCTGCAAGAACTCTCTAGCGCTCATTCTACCTTCGTTTTCCCCGTCATAGCCGGGCATATCTTCCCATCTGATCCAAGTTAAGCTATTCTTGTCTAGATCTGTACCATAGCACTGTGGTTTTGTCAAGCCAAAAAGCCCAGTAGCTATCTCCTTTAGAGATGAGGCAAAAGAATAATGCTTGATAAATGGCCACATGTTTTCTGCTGCCCACATACCAAACTCAAGGTCATTGCGTGTGACATCAAGAGCACCTTTTGTAATCTTTTTTTGTCCGTTTTCATCTACTGATACCGTATCTATAACAAGATGTCCATCAGTGCTGAGGTCAAAGCCGTCTACAATATTGTAGGATCTCATCTGATATCCATGCAAGAATGAACAACATGAGTTTTTGCCGGATTGTTTCTTGCCTGCAAATGCCAAAATCCTAGTCATACTAATACTCCTTCTAACTGTTCAAGTATTTCATTATTTATTTGTTCTACCGTCATATCGCCAATATCTTTATGGGATATGTTTGGTCTGTAATAGTTAAAGCGTCTACCGCATTTCTTCATTATTTGGTCTGCTGCCCTGTGGCCAGCTTCGTCATAATCTGTCAAGACAACTAAGTTTAGAGCTCCGCTTTTTTCTAGTAATACTAGTTGGTCGTCACTCATGTTTGCGCCGAATATACCGACAGAGTTCTGTATTCCGGCCTCGTGTAATCGCCATACGTCTCCCTGTCCTTCAACCACAAACGCAGTTCCCGTCTCTAATATTTTGTCTTTGGATAAATTAAGGCCGTACAGGTAAGAGCTTTTTTTAAACCCTCTACTGTGCAGCCATTTTGGTTTCATGTTTTCATAGACCGACCTACCTATGCATCCAATGTAATTATAGCTCTCATCATAGATTGGGACAACAACTCTATTGGACATTGGCTTATTTTTTTTGTTACAAAGTCCCACATCGAATTTCGTGAGTACTTCCTCGCTATAACCTCTATTAATATAATAGTTAGCTGGTATGTTTAATTCCTGTAAAATTAGATCCCTATCTACGGCGGGACTTGATCTTTCTGGGTCTCTATGGAAAATTTCAAGTAGTTTCAGATCATTATTAGAGTCTACATTTTTAATGTCTTTAAGCTCAGATTCGCTCAGTCCAAGAAAGCTCATGCAAAACTTAACTGTTTCATAGACATTAGGATTACCGTTAGCCCTGTTTGCCAGTACGCCCTTTACAAACCCAAATAGATTTCTACCATGATCTGACTCGCAGTGATTTGTCCAACAATTCCAGTTGCCCTTTACACTGTTTCCATCTAGAAAAATACAGCACCCCTCTGGATTATCTCCACCATGAATTGGACATGCAAAAGCATATCTGTTGGGGTACTCAATAAAATCAATTTCAAGATATTTCAATAGCTCAGGTAGCTTTGAGAATAGCTGATTACTGATCTTCAATATTTGTTGGTTGCTCTCCATCTTCGCAAACAAAACCCTTATCTCGAACGGTAGAGTTCTTTCTTAGAGCATTTCTAGTCTCTCCCTCTACCAACTTGCCAAACTTACCAAACATGTTCATATTTATATAGTCTCCATCGTCCAGTCCTGCACCATGTCGAGCTACAATAGGAACTAACTTTCTATTGCCATTGTCTTCATCATCATCGGCAATCTCCTCATCTGACTTCATCTTAAATATAGAAAAGCTTGTACAAAGCCAAATTAGTCTATCTGACCCAGAAACTACGTCTGTTGACTCTTTTGTAATACCGTCTCTATTTAACTGTACAAAGCTTAGACAGGGAACATCATACTTAACACAGAAGTTATGAAGTTGCGTTATCTGAAAACCCAGCACTTGAAACTCTTGCATAGAGTTAGAAATACTAGAAGAGTTCATTAGCTTTAAGTAATCATATACTATTAGACAGTCCTTAGTCCTACCTGTTTCATCGAAGCCTACCTCTTGGTATATCCACTTGCGCATGATGCTAAGAATATTTTCAAATGGTTGGCCAGCGATGCTAACATAGTGATACGGTATTTCTTCTAACTGTTTAGCTGCTATTTCAACCTTTTCAAGGTTCAGCTCATTATCTGCAAACTTACCGCTTGATATTGTATTTATTTCAACACCGCTTATGTTAGCTAACATTCTATTAAGGTGATCTTCTTTTGACATTTCCGTATCCAATACAAGCACAGGAATGTCTAAGTTCTTTGATACATGCATAGCAACAGCGTCTCCAAACATTGATTTACCAACCTTTGGTCGAGCAGCAATCAAATCCACACACTTTCTACGCAAGCCACCACCTATAGCCTCATCATAAGTTGGAAAGCCTGTACTAATCCCAAGCATGTCGCTTTTATTCTCAGATAAAAATTCAACATAGTCAGCTACTTCATTGCCAATAATCTCTGGTTTATTGTCAGACCTTTGATATATTTTGGCGGTAGCATCTAATACGGGCGTCTCTATAATCGAGATGATATCATTAATATCTTCATCGCCGGTTATCTTATCTATTCTAGTTGAACAAACAGCTAGAGTTTTTTTGACATCTCTGGCAATTTGCAGCTTAGCCAACTTTGCGGCATGGAATCCAACGTTTTCTTTGTGTATGGGGAAGTTAAATAAAGACCTTAGAAACCCTACTTCTTCTTGGTTGTTTAAATTTTCATAAAATCCAAGTTGATTAGCGGCAGAAAGAATTGATGATAACTCTACCTTGTTAACATCCTGAAGCGACTTTTTGACACACTTAAATAGCATCTGATTCGTTGCGTCTGTAAAGTGTTCTGCCTCAAGATAGTCAGACTCAAGTAAAGCATCAAGGCCGTACTGACATAAGCCAGATAGCACAGCTCTCTCTGCAGCTAAGTCCTCTAGTTTCCGTTTATCTTTTTGATCTCGTACCATAGTAATCCAATATTAGCCATTGCATAAGAAAACCACATGAGCGCATGTGGGTAATCTTTTTGTTTTATACAAGAAGTACATACAACTAAATACATGATTGAAGCCGTTGTAATTGCAAGCATACCTAAGTTCATTTACATTCCTCTAAAAATATAGAATCCCATACAAATAGTCGCGCTTAAAAATACGCCCAGTAGAAAGTCTTTCCATTCTAAAGTTAGTGTCTTTTTCATTATCCAAAAAATCCTTTGATCTTAGTTAAAATATCACCACCTCCAAAACCACCTTTGAAGATAACTAGGTACGCTACTATAGCACCTGCTATGATAAAAAACAACCACTTTCTCTTAGAAGCGACTGCATAAATTTTTTCTTTCAGAGCGTTCAACTTCTCTAATCGGTATTCTCGTCGTTGCTTAACTTTTTCCTGACGCTCTTCTTTCTTCTCTTCCTTAGCGTCACGCCTAACTTCCCCTCTTGTTCTAGCATCGGGCTCGTTAGTCGTGTCTTCTGTCGAGATTTCGTCAGTATCTTTTGCCGCTCTTCGCTCAGCAATAATTTCTTGTAATCTATTTTTAAACATTATAGTTCCTTTTAAAAATTATATTATCTTCTTCTGTTCTCTAGGCACTTATCACAGACGAACCACTCTCTACGGTGAACTTCTGGAACCTCAAATGTCTTTGAGCAAGTTTCACAGAGCTGCTTGACTTTTTTAGGGGCTTGTCGCCTTTCTGTTGGCACAAAGTTCGGCGTTTCGATATCGGTGTGTTCTGTTCCGTCATCTACAAAAGTATTTTTTCCAGATCCCATTCCATTAACAGGAACCTTTCTTTGTTGTGCCTGCTCTCTTTTAACTACAAAGTCATCGGCAGAGGCTCTCTCAACCGAAGAATCCCGCGCAACAACCTCTTCTCTTACAGGTTGGTCAGGTGTTTCGGAATCCTCTTGTTCGGTCAAGAGAGAATTTGCCATTTCTATCAGTTCTTCGTCGTTAAGCGCTATACCTTTTCTTAGAAGGTCTTTAGCTGTTTGTATGATACTCATTAATAACCTCGTCTTTTTCCAATGTCATGAAGGACTGTAGCCATTTTTTTTACGGAGTCAATCTTTCCTGATATTCGATTTACTCTAGCCTCAGCTGATAATTTTAGTCTATTTAGCTCTGACGCCATTGGGTTTTCTTTAATAGCAGAGTAATATCTCATTTCCCATTTAGCGTACTGGCCGCCATAGTTGTCCATCTTGTCTGCCACTATGAACCAAATACTGTCTGTGCAAAAATTAACTACGGTCTTCTCTTTATTATGTAACGACTGCAAATATTCTGCATGTGAAAATAGCACAAAACTAAAAGAAAGTGCCTTTTGCTGGTCAAGAGACCTCAGTTCTGGTACTGTTAAAGCCATGATCCCATTAACTTCTTCATTCGCTTTTGCTAGGTCTACATTTCTATCTTCAATCCAGTCATCAACCTTCTGGAGAAATTCATTCGCTTTTTGTTCGTTAGTCAAATTTTTCTCTCCATTCTTCTTCAGACTCGTTGTAATTAAGTTCAATAAGGTTTATGTGATTTAGTTGGCACCAAGCTCTTTTGTCTTTGTCTCTCGCTTGAGCCTTAAAAAATGCCATCTTATCCTTATGGAAAAATGAGTTAAAGCTAAAGTGCTGTTCTCCATGAACCTCTACAATTAAATCTCTGTTTGGTATATACAGGTCTGCATATAAAAGTGTTCTTCTAGAGCCTGTCTTAGTTCCCGGAAGTGTTACCTCCTCTAGTATTCTATCATAAGGATAGACTTCTTTCAAGATTAATCTTGCTTTTTTATGCAAAGAAGATCTATTTTTTTCATCTACCGAAGCTTGACTTCTAGAGGGGTTCCATTTCCAAGTTTTGCCGTCAAGACCTTCTACGTACATTAAAGCATCCCCTTGATTTCTTTTTCTAGTATATCAAATACTTCTTCATTTGCAAGAAGGAAGTTGTATAGTCTCTCCTGTCCTTGAAACTTGACAGCCTTCAGCACAGCCTCTGAATCTTCTTGGTTAACTTCCGGCTTAATTTTCTTAACTACATCAGCATGCCCTAACATAAACTCGCACGTTAGCCAAGCTCCTGCTTTAGCTATGAGCCCAATGTCTAAGGCTAGCATAATAATCTCTTGAACCTTATCAATACCATGTCCATACTTAATCCAGCTTTGACACTCAGTTCCCGGAGAGCCCATTGATGAACATATAACCTTCCAGTTGACGGCCTGTCCAACTTGACGGTCGCTCTGAACCCAAGGACTAATAGACTTTACTTCCATTCTTGTGTCGGCTTGGTATTGAATTTTTCTACCGCAGTCGGGCATCCTAGACGCTCCGTAGCCTGAAGTATTAGCGATAAAGTGTGTAATGATAATTAGAGTGGCTTTTTGGTTTGGTACAATCTGACCCATTTTTTTACAAAAAACAGATAGCACCTTTGGTAATCCTGCTCGTCCGGGAGTCATATCTCCATCTAGTTCTTTTGCTGGCATAAGAGCAGATGTCGAGTCGATAATACAAACACAACCTTCATTTTCTTTTGCGCTAACTAATTTAACGGCAATATCTAAAAAGGTCTCTGCACTCAAAGGCTCATCTTCAGAATGGATAACCTGCATCTTTTCCTTGTCGAGACCATCCACGCCAAGTAGGTTCATTTCTTTAAGCCTACCTTCAGCATCTAGATAGATAATAGGTCTATTTTCTTTCTGGCAGTTAGCTGCGATCTGAAGCGCTGTGGTAGTTTTTCCACACTTAGGGTCTCCGGTCAGAATAACCCAAGAGCCTTCTTTAATGCCCCCATTAAGAGCTAAGTCGATAGCAGGGCTAACACCAACCACCTTGTAGTCTTTTCGCTTTTCTAATATCTGATTCCCTGTTGATATTACATTGCCATATTTTTTCACAATGTCTTTAATAAAGGAGGGATCATTCTTCTTTGTCTTCGCCATCACTGTTCCTCAATTTCGTAAAAAGTGTTTTTCTTCCAAATGTTTTTCTTGGCTGTGATTCAATGTTATCTTTGTTGACTTCAATAACTTCTGCGGTTTTATTCTTGGGTCTCTTGTCAAGTCTCTTTTTATGCTTCTCTATTTCGTCTTTAACCCATTTAGGCGCAGCGCTGTATACTCTTTTATTCTTCTTTATGATATAATCATATACTGCTTCTTCACCAAAAGCACGAATAAGTTGATATACTTTTTTTACCTGTAGCTCATATTGTCTTTTGCGGGTTTTATTCCAGAACTTGTAAGACAGAGATCCTACATTGTCTTTCTCTGCCTTACGCTGTACAAGGATTTCAGCTAGATACTGTCCTACCGTACAATATTCACCCGTTGAGGGTGATTTGAACCTGCTCGCTTGACTTCTTTGTTTCGCCATTACGCCATATCATAAAAGAAAGGTTTTCTTGTGTAGCCTGCCTTCTTTGTGAGAATTCCTCAAACTTACATTCTGGCCAGCTATATTTTTTAATGTCTACAAACTCTAAATTGTCTTCCAATAGACCGAAGGTCATATGTTGAAAAGTTGGTCCTTCTCCTGTCTGCATGTCAATATCTCTAGAAAAACCTCTAGCAATAAAGAACCCATCAAGGCCATCTTCGTTCTCGAATACAATCTCTTCTGGTGCGCCCATTACTATAACCTGAGCTTTGCATATATGTCTACCATTCTTGATACAATGGTCTTGTAATCGTACCCAAGGACTAACTTCCAAACCCGGCCTCTCGTAATCACCCCACACAACTATACCGTCATCTAAAGTACACTTCCAAGTCATGGAGATGTCTTCCATTATTAACTTGCGGATATGATCATCTCTTATCGTGCAAATCATTTACTAGTCTCCTTTGATTTTATGGATAGATCCTCGATGTCTTCTAGCTACGTTGACCTCTGTCTCTTCTGGTATTCGATGACCTTTGGTTGCATCGCCAGCCATTGAAGCGTTCTCGGTCATGATTGTAGCGCCATACTTCTCATTTCTAGCGAACTGCTGACCAGCGATACTCTGTGGCTTGTCATCATCTTTCAATGTGGCGATATGTTTATTGATGGAAGCTTCTGATCTATCAAGCTTTTCCGCCAATTCCTCTATGGCTACATTCTTGTTTTCTTCGATGTAACTTTTTTCTTTTTTTGAAAGTGGACCTTTTTTTGTCATTAGTTTATCTCCATTAGTGCTCTTCTAGCTCTAGTCAAAAAGATGCGTTCTCTATTTTCTAGATATTGCATATAGTAACCGTAAACCTTTTGGTTTACTTTTTTATAATCAAAATAAGGGCGATTATGTTTGCCTTTGTCTGGCCCAAGCGGGTCAAGCAATTCACCTCTACCAAATTTTACATAGTGAGTTTTGAAGCCGTTATTATCAACAACCTTTACAAAAGCGTCGTTAGGTGCTGATTCTTCTGCTCCTAATCCATAGTAAGTTAAAACCTTATTGTCTGGTTCTGGTAGATCAAGATCCCCCAAACCTTCGTTTTCCCATCTAGCCATTTAATTTCTCCAATCTTTTAAGGGTATTTTTTATACATGAAACTTTGTCAAAGCCATCAATTCTTAGGTCTGCAAGTGGAGCAATCCCATGCTTGTTGAGGTCTAACGCGGAGACTGGAGTGGGATCAATGCTGCCATCTTTTAGTTGCTTGTGCACACTAATTGACATTTTTACTACGGCTGTATGCGGAACATCTGATCTTTTTAACTCTGACATCATTCACCTTTTTCTATGTAATTCTTCTTTTGTATAGCTGTCATCTTGTTGATGTTTCTTCTGCGGTTATTAGCTTCGGCATCCTTGCGCACCTTATCTATATTGTCTGCCTTTTCTTTTGCCTGTAGCTCATATTTACCTAGCTTTTGAGTGTTACGATCAGCTAGGTGTTGAATTGTAGTTGGTTCACCCTTTACTGAGATATGAGGGGCGTTTAGAATAACTCTTCTGAATTTGTGTTTCTTACATTCTGGACATCTTACAAGAGGCTTCTCAGAAAACTTCTGGAATACTTCTTCGTAATATCCGCATTCACTGCACTCATAATCATAAGTCGGCATATATAACTCCTATAAATAGTCTATGATATTATAGGATCACTTATCGAGTTTGACATCTATTTTTTCAAGATTTTCAGCAAATTCTTGAAGCGTGCTTATTGTGACTTCTCTAGCTACTTTTGTTGCGGCTTCTGTCGCATAGGCTTCTACTTCTACAGGTAGCTCGTTAGAAAGCGCCTGCAAGAATGTTTCAAATTTCATAGCTGTATCAGTTTGTATAGTATGCCCCTGATAAATTCCATCTTCTAAGATAGTAAGCTTTCGGTTGAGTTGCTGATTATTGTATTCAGACCTAACGCCTATAATTACAATAGCCGTTAAGAATATACTTCTAAAAATATTTGACTGGTTCAT